TCCCTTGACGTGATCGACGATTTCCTGGCTGAGCGCAATCTTTTTCGCACAGCCGGGACTCATCACAACCATCAGGTCCTCGGGCTTAACCGCTCCGAGAGTGGCTTTGAGGACCGTCTCGGAAGCATGGTCCAAGGACCGCTTGATGTCCTTGCGAGCCGTCGTGCTGACGTCCCATTTTCCGGTGACGCCGGTAATCGAAGACACGGCTGACGTATGCGCGGCCGCATAGCTGCCGGAGGTCGTCGCGGCGGTAATGGCCGTTTGCGTCCGCCACGTCATGCACCGCTGCGCGGCGTAACGAGCGTGGTGGGCAAGGACGTCCCAGGATGCCTGTTCGGCAGCCAGTTCGCCCATGCGGAACGGGAACGCGTAACGCTTTGTCACGTAGGACTGCCAAGAGAACGTTTCAAGGTTCCCATAACCGGTTGGCGCTTCACCCTCGTCAGGCCAGTAAAAGTCCCCTCCCGTGGTATCGAGGATTCTCCCAGCCTGCTCGACCGTCATCTGCACATACCGGCCTTCGTTCTTGTCGACCGGGATGTATTGCGCCCATTCGGAAAGGGCGAACGAGTCGGGATTTCTAGAGAAATCTGTTACAAGATTCCCCGAAGATGCATGTGAGGGAATATACGTCGTATATTGCCCAGGCGTGCTGGTAGGCATAGTTTCGCTGTCCTTATGTCAGGGAGTCGGTAGGCACAATTGAACAAGTCGCCCCGACACTTACGCGGGAACGGAGAACAGAACGATCTGGACTTTGATTAGGTCGCCGTCTACGCCACTTTCGAGCGCGATAGCAGCAGCGACAGCCGCGGCGCCTGCCGTGACTCCCTTACCGGCGTTGTCCGGCTTAATGAAGTCGCCGGCCGTGACGGTTCCGCCGAGTTTCAGGAGTGGATCTTCGGTGTAGCCGAAGATGCGCACGTGATCTCCCGATTCGGCGTGCAGATCGCTACCGCCGGTTTGAGGTGCGTTTTTCGTCGACTCGTCAGAAATGCCAAGGATCTTCGTATCCCCGGAGTTACTTTCCACGACGGTGTACCGGGCGGTTGTGTCGATCGTGACAAAACGGCTCGGGTTGATGTCTCCGCCAGCCACCAGTGGGACGTTTACGGACATGTGTTCTGACTCCTGTCTTTTCTCGTGTTGGAAACAAAAAAAGCCCGACGCGCAGCCACCAGGAGGGGCTTTGTGTCGGGCTCTAGCTTTGAGAGTACCGGTCGTATTATCGAAGCTTTATCAGGCTTTACCGTTTCCGTTAACGCCTGCGAATAGGGTTGTCTCGTTGATTTCGCCCTTGTTATCGATCAGATTGCCAAGGACCTTCTTGTAGGTGATCGGCCTTCCTGATTCGCGATACCGGAGAACCGCCTTGGTCGCTTGTTCGGCGTGCTGCTCTTCGGCGATGGCGTTGTCGTTGTCGGTCTTCGATGGCTTCCTCTTGTTCCTGGCCATCGCGTCAACTGGGACGTTGAAATCACCCGTCACCTTGGCGTACCTGGTCGGAATGACTTCGCTCACATGACGCTCGAACTGCTCATCGGTGAAGTCGTTGGTCAGGTCGAGTTCGTCCTCGGGGTTAAACACGAACCCCTGGCTTTCCAGTCGCATCAACTCCGCCTCACGCTTGGAGTACTGCGCGGCTTTCTGGTGCTCGGCCACCTCATCGTCCTGAAGGTCCTTCGCGGCTTGAAGCTTGGCGTACCGATTGCGAAGTGACGTGTTTTCACGAACCAATTTGGAGTACTTCGTTTTGAGACCGTCGCGCTCCTTTACGGTCTTCTGGTACAGCTGAACCGTGGGCTTCCGTCCTTTGCGGTTCTTTTGCGGAGCAGTCGCTTTGCCGTCGCTCATTTCGTCCTCGTTCATGGATCCTGAGGGCGAAGAGTCGCCCGGTTTCTCGGTAAGATCATCACCCGGCAGTGGGCTCTTTGCGTACCGAGCCGAGTACTTGTCTTTTTCGTCCTGGTCGTCACACATGTACTTGAAGTACTTGCCCAGCATTTCCTTGTCCTCGTCGTCGAGGCCGTTCATGTACTGGTCGCACTTGGCGTAGGGCGAGCTTAATGTCGGGCTGCCGGACAGTGCCGCAGAAAGTCCTCCACTCCCAGGGGAAGCAGACGCACCCATCGCGTACTTCATGTATTGCCGGCCAAGCCCGCGTGCATAAAGCTGATCGTCCTCGTCGAGGTCCAATTCGTCTTCGCCACCGGCTTCGGGGGGCAAGCCTTCGTCCATTGGCATCTCGTCGTCGAGTTCGCCTCCGAGGTCACCTTCGTCCGGGAGTTCGTCGGTGAGTTCCATACCGCCAAAGTCCTCGGGTCCACCAGCCATATCCTCTTCCATGCCTGGATCGATTCCGCCCATTTCCGGTTCCATCGGCGGAGCCGCAGCCATCGGATCAATCGGCGGAGCGCCCATCGGGTCGGCTTCGGGTCCGGCGAGCGAGGGGTCCTCCATGTCCATTTCCGGCTCGGTGTCTTCGACAACGGACGTTGCCATGGCAATCTTGGCGTCGATAACGGGAGTCATCGCTTCGACAATCTGCTGGATATCCACTTGGGAAAGTGACGGTGTTTCGAGTGGCATTGATTCACCTTTATCGTGTCGTTTGGGTCGTGAAACCGATCCGGGGATGAATGTGTTTCCGCCTCCGGGCGTGCTGGAAACTTCCTGGTACTTCAGCTGTTGCCCGGATTTCCGCTTGGAATACCGCATGGGACCCGGCGCGCAGTACCTCTGGGGAACCGACCCGGGAGTTCGGGGTCGCGAGTAAATCATTCCGAGGTCGCGCTTTGGCGTTTCGGCGCCAAGCAAGGCGATCGGATCGAAATACCTGTCTTCCGGTCGCTCTTCCGGCCAGATTTCCACCGAACGGCGGGGATTGTTCCGGAAGTCCTTCTCGTGCTCCGGGAAAATCCAGAAATGGCAGAAGATGCACGGCCGGCCGCTTTCCTGGCCGAACGTCGACACGTAAAACGGACCCGCAAGGCCGATAACCGGCGGATCGTCATTAACGTGGGTCTTGTTGTCTTCGTCGCGGGTGTGCGCCACGACAATTGGGCACCAGTCGCCCGTATCGCGGATCCGACGGTTGCAGTTTTCGGCGATAGCCCGCAAGAGGCGCTCGTCGTAAATGACTCCGTCGTCGCCTTCGTGCGCGTCGAAAACCGGGACCGACTCAAAAACGACGAAATCCCCGTCCTCGGTCGGCGTACCGCGAGTCCTTGTGGGTCGGTATTGAGTTTCGGTTGCCATTTAGCGCACAAAAAAAGCCCCGCCGATCCGTTAAGGATCACCGGGGCTTGGTTAACAAGTACCTTCTGTGATGTATGGCAGTCTAGACGGTTTTCGGAAAAGACGTCAAGAGCGAGAGGGAGGAGGGATAGCGAAATGCGACGGATGCCACCTCTGGGAAAGATCGATAAGAGCCGTTAGCTGTTCGGATAATTCAGAGACCGCGGCCGCGAGATCACCATTGCTCCGGGCGTTCTCTACACTCAGGCAAATCTCCATTCTCTTGTCGTACGGAAGGGATAACAGACTCACGTGGCATTCCTCGCAGAACGGAAGCTCCCCGTCCGACATTCGCGACATGCACAAGCAGCAGAATCCATTCATGGGACTTTGGGGAGATGCGACCAGTCATATAACACCTGATTGCCACAGTGTTTACGGAACACCAGGCGTGCTACACGAGAGTCTAGTGGTGGGGGTGTTTGCTCCATTCCTATGGCAGCTCTTATCCATCCGTGGTAGCCGGCGTAAAGGGTTGTCGGCAGCACTTTATGGAGCCACTTTTCGATGCTATGCAGCAGGACGTCAACGTGTTGGTCGTCCGCCAATCGACAGGCGTTGTGGTCATTCGTCTGGACTTCCACGTCGAGAAGCTTTATCACTCCGTCGCGAATCTGGATTTTTATGTGATAAAGAAATTCCTTGTCGAGCTTTACGCTTATCGGGACTCTGGCCTGCAGCGACTTGCACAGGTCGTTGACGACCGTCTGCGACATCTCCATGGCGTGTGGGTGTCGTTTTATTGATTGCCTCATTGGGTGGACGTAGGTCGTAGATTGCTCTGTTTGTATGCGGAGAATATCGATTCGAACGCCGGTCCGATGTGGTCCAGTTCGTCATCGGTCGGCCAGAACTCGTGACCATCTTTGCGGAGTCCTGTCAGATACGTGTTCTCGCGACCGGCCTTGTGGAGCTTTTTCTGGACGTGGCGTTCGAATGTCCGCGCCCAGATTTCCTCCGGTGAATTAAGGTAGTTGGCTGTCTTTTCGCCAATCTTGCCATCGCGGAGTTGTTGCGTAAGGGTAGCCCGCAGGCGTGCCCTGAACCCGCTCTTGTTAAGCGATTCAGCCCACTGCTTAAATCCTTCCCCCAAAGGATGGTCGTCCATTTTGCGGTCGCCATACACGGCCGCCTGGCTTAAATGTTTCCCGGAACCTGGTCCACCGTCTACATGGTCGTCGAAGAAGTGCCCCCATTCATGGGCGAGGCTGCCGGCGCCTGACGTGCGAGTCAGGTTGATGGTGGGACCGTTTTTCCTGTCTGCGGATAACGGGCGGGGCTCGTAGTGCGCCAGAGCGTTTGCCTTGCCTCTCGCCCCGATCGCCATAGCCAGCGAGTTGCCTATGCTGACGTCGGTGTCATCGAGACCAATCACGTCGACCATATCCATTAAGGCTTCTGTGCACTTAACGGAGTGATGCCCGCGTTCGTCGTCTGGGACGTACTGACCCCATTGGACACCACGCATGCCCATCTTTTGTTCCATATGGTCCAGCGCGGCGTGCGCGTCGCGGATGTCCAATTGGCGGCCTCCTGTCCGTATGTTGTCCTTTACGTAGACGTCGGACGGCTTAAAGGTTCCCGTGCCCTTCTTTCCTGTGTCCTTGCCGAACGACTTATCGATACTTTTTCCTTCGATGATGTCTCTGACATGGGTGGCGATCTGCGCCGTCGCGGCTTCGGCGTGCGAACCACCCGCCACTTGACCGGTTCGGTTTTTCCATACATCGGTCGAGGTCGGTTTCGACGATCCCGCGTGTTTCTCAAACCACTCACGGCTAAACTGATTGAACTGTCCGAACACCGTGTTCTTCTGGCGGTACTTGGCGGGACTCATTCGGCCGTGCATGTCCGATAGGCTATTTGACATGGCGTTGTACTGCCGGTACTTGGTGCCGGTATCCCGTAGCTTTTCAATGGAATCGACAATCGTGGACCGCAGCCTATTAACGGCTTCCTTCGGGTCCGTCTCATTAGCCGCTAAATGTTCTGCCGCGGTCTTAATCTCCCGGTATGCGTCCAGGTACTCCTTACGGTCGATCACTGCCTGCTC